ATGCATGGGAGGGGGTACTTTTACGATGACCCCCCTCTCTACCCTTTCGACCGCTACATCATGCAGCTGCAGGCCTGACCGCTTTCTTATAGAGACCGTTGACGTTCTCAGAACAGATCTCATCGATTGCGGTCTCGATCGAATCACCAATGTCTTTGTCCGATAGATCAAGACTAACATTAGCAATCCTGGCTAGCAGGCCTGGTGTGTCGTATCCTTGATCACGATCCCATTGATACCACTCATCGTAGTTTACGAAAGGGTTCCAAGGATTATCGACGGTGGTGAGCATGTGCTCTTCACTATCATCAGCCATTGGCCTCCTTCCGAAGCACTGCTGAGTTGAGTGTACTGACAGGTATGCCAAGCGACTTGGCGATCTCTGCCTGTGTGTAGCCAGCAGCAAGCCTTGACTCGATGATAGCTAGTTTAGCAGGCGTGACTACAGTTGCTAGTCGTGGTGTTGCGAACTTCTTGATCTGGTCAGGATCAGCGTTGTCCAAGATCTCACGTAGTCTGCTAGTACTCACAGCACCTGACTGAATGGCTTTCCACTCTTCTGGTGTGATGTCTACTAGCTGCTTACGTGCACCAACGCGTGTGCGTGCAGTCACGAGGGCCTGGTTCTTCACTTTCTTAAGGGTGTCGGAATCCATGCCGGGATTACTCTCGCGTTTGGCTGCTACGATCGTGTTAGCCACAAGTTGTGCTTGACGCTCGAGTGGCTTGTTACGGACTGCTAGATCCAACTTAGATGTCAGACTCTTGACTTCTGAGTCATGCACCTTAGCTGCTGATGGTGAGTACGTGACACCACCAGTACGAACCGACTGCTTGCGTGCCTCATTGGCTAGTGCCTTGAGTGCGTTGGAATGATCAGCGTACACGTTCTCAATTGGCATGCCGCTTGATAGTTTACGTGCATCGCTTTCCTCAGCCAGCTTGGTAGACCTGACCGTTGGTGTGACACGCTGACCAGTCTTCTTGTCTATGTATGACGTATCTTTTGTCACATAGACTTTAGCACCGGTAGTCGGGTTGACTGGACCACCTTCTGATGCAGGACGCAGTCTTCGATCTGCAACCCGAATCTCTGAACCAGCACGTGACACGATGGTTGAGGCGCCAGCAAGCCTTCCTGTAGCACCACGACCTTGATACTTCTCTTTCAAGGAAGCGATGCCATTGTCAGTATAGGATTGCTTGTAGTTAAGACTGTGCTTCTCAGCATCAATCACAACCATGCTATGACGAACTGCTCGAGCAAGCTCGTCAGAGTTTGCGCCCTTGATTGTCATGTCTGTGATGAGGTTGCTAACATCGCCCATCTGCTGCTGCTTGGCACGACCGGATGGCTTCTTGTCGCCGTAGTCTACACGATGTGTTGCTTCGTCCCAGCTACCACCATCAATGGTTTTCATCCCGCGAAACGGCGGATACGCATTCTTTGGATCGAAGTCTTTCAGACCAGCCAGTGCTGGAGCAGTCTTGATTTCTCCTCGAGGATTGGGAATCACGAGAACGTGATCACCATCAAAGTCTGCTCCAGATAGGCGAGCTGCAACTTTCGGATGGATTCCGACTGCATCTGGCGCAGCACCTAGAGTTGCGCGTGCTTCCGCGTTCTTGTTGTTGACCGTTACTTCTGGAAGCTCGAATGTTCCGCCATGAGGGAATCGCACGAGAACAACCCGATCGCCGTTCTCGTAATTAGGAGCGTAGACTTCTCCTTCTCTGAGAGTTTGGATCGGGAGGATTACATGCGTGCCTTGCCTGGGTAGAGCGGCAGCTTTCAAATGAACTGCTGACGAATCGGCATCATCAGCAAAGCTGTCAAGCAACTTCTTCCTGACAACAGGATTGGTGAGACGACCGATCTCAGCAAGTTGCTCTCGCTTAGAAGCAAGTGTCAAATCCAGTTGGCGTCTGGCGAGCACTGTGCTTTGCTTTGACAAGAACTGACTTGACAAGTTTCGTGACCAATCGCTCCAGTCACCTTGCTCGTTCACGATGTTCATGGCCGACAAGTGGCTCTTGCCTGAGGCATCTTTGAAATATCGCTGATGGATCGTTGCACCGAAGGGATTGACCTCATCCTTTTGCGGCTTCAGAGCGTCGAGTTTATTGCCTGTGTCGCTCTTGTTCGTGTTGAATTGAAGATCGATGCCTGCAGGCAGGTCGTTTTTGTAAACGGCCATACCTTTAAGGTAGTGCGTTCCGTCAACTGCAATACGAACTTGCGCGTACTTGGCTGAACCAAGCGAGACATCAGGAACACCAGGACGCACATAGATGACGCCATCGGCTTTGTCGCCACCTTGTTCAGCGTAACGAACATCAATTCTTTTCGAACTGACATTCACTGGAGGCTTGATGTCTGTATAAGACTGGCCACCATTATCGCTGTAAGCGGCGACTGTCTTGATACGGTCGGGGTTCTTGACGATGTCGACGTATTTGGTTCCTGGAGGCGCCAAAACCTTGACAGTGGTCTTATGCGTGGTTCCGATCTGCGCGACCTGAACATTGTGTACTTCGTAGCCTTTCTCACGAAGCACGGCAACAGCGGTTGCCAAGCGAGTCTTTGTGATGGCTAGATGATTCGATGTTCCTTCACCTATGTCGAGGTAATGACCGCCATCAACACGATCTTGCAGAAGCTTAGCTGTAGTCAGCAGAGCGTCACGCTTGGCATTCAGTGCAGGGTTGAGCAACGCCCTGACTGAGGATTCGTTCAGGTGCATCCGTTCGCCGATTGCCGTGTTCGACAAACCCTTTTCTTTCAGGCGAAGTGCTGCAGCTACATCAGCGGCACGTGTTTCCGCCTTGGCGATGGCTTTGCGTGCACGGAGTTCAGTTGTAGATATCGCAAGACCTGCAGCAATCTCTACTTCTGACATTCCCTGATTCTTCAGGCCTTCGACGTATCCAAGGAAACTGCGGTTTCTTGCTTCATCGTCACCGCCAGATCCCCATGGATAGCGACCAGAATGACGAGGAGTTCCGTAGTGATAGAGTTCTGTCACGCCACCCCCCTGGCTTTCATTTGTTCGATGAGGTCGTCAAAAACCACAATCTTGCTCATGATGTGGGCAACCTCATCGACAGGATTCTGTGAGATGTGAATTTGGTCAGACTGATAGAGACGGAGTTCTATCTCTATCTCCCCAGGTTTGCACGCATACTCCAGGCAGTACAGAGCAGCATAGATCTCAAGCTGATGCATTGATCCCGGGATTGCACCAGTCTTGAGATCGTGAATACGCAGCAAGCTTTTCCCGTAACATATCGCATCAGGAGTGCCATAGCAGTTTGGCGAATAGAACAGCGTCTGCTCAGGCCGCATCCTGAAACCAATCGCATCGTTTACAAACGCGTTCAGTGTTTTGTTAGTCTTCGGAAGCTTAACGCCCAGCCGGATCAACTCATGCGCAAGGGCATGAAGCTCAGTTCCCCGCTTCGCTGCCTGAGAATTAGTGAATGCCTCGGCTAGCTTGGAGCCGTCGTAGTTGATCCAGTGATACTTGCTGGCGCTCAGAAACGCGTGCTGGCCCGCGAGCTGCGAATGCGAGTTCCAGATCATTGAGTACTTCTTCCTCATTCTCAGGCCAGACAAACGCTGCGAAGGACATTCCATCCATCATGTAAACATAGTCTGCCTGGTTAGGCTGAACGGTCGCTGTGGCATGCTGCTTGTACTCGAAGGCAGCCCAGGTATCTCGCCAGAGCATCAAGATGTCGGGTACACCCTGCAACTCATTCGGATCGTTCTTGAGAATGATGCAACCTGGATACAGACGACGCAGTCTGATGATGAAAAGCCCCCGGGAACGAACCTCTTTCCTTCGTCTTGGTACGGCAGGATTCACGCGATAACTTCCTCCGAAAACCTCTGTCGCAGGAGGTATCCTTCCAGCGGCCAGATGGAGTTCTCGGCCTTTCCTCTTGCGATCTTCCTCCCCAGCTCCTCGTCGAAGTTCGACGGACTAGCGGCCGCTGATACCCCAGTGACGGAATAGCCGTTCGCGAGCGTCAGAAGACATACAGTGACTGTGGTGCCCGGGAACACGTAGTACTGCTCGTCCGCGATCAGAGACTTGATGCGTTCGATCGTGACGTGCGGAGCTGTCAGTCCTTTGCTTGCGGCTTCCAGTTCAACAGCTTCGTGATCCATCTTCTTCCTTTCGTAAAGTTTAGAGGAGAGGTTATAAGCATGCATCCTCTACCTCCTTCTATTATAGTCCATGTTTTCTACGCGAGCATTCAGGCATGTTTCCCGCCTTTAGGGACGAGGTGTGTATGTCGGTTATAGTGGTCGAGATAAATGTGATACTTTTTTTCCAAAAAGACCCTGAGATAATTGTGTGTGTTCCCCCTATATTATTATCTACTACTACACTACTATAAGAAGAAAAGTATCACAAGTATCACAACTTGGCTTTGACCTGCGGTTATACCAAGACATTTCTGTCTCAAAAGTATCACATCAAGCCGTGAAAGTATCACATTTGAGCCATCTTCGTCAAGGCGCGCGACTCGTTGAAATTTCTCTTCTCCTCGAGTGCTTTTATGATGCACAAATCTATCACACTTCCGCTCGAGAATACGTAGTAATAGAGAGTCGTGAATGCGGTATTAAGTCTATCTATGCGTCCTTTGCCTTGTTCGAACATACGGTAGCTGTAATTCAGTGAGTAGAACACCATCGTGTCAGTCTCTACGCAATTCCACCCTTCAGCTCCGGCGGAATACTGCACAAGGTAAAGCCATTCCTCAGTATCTGGAATTGGCTCGTGCTTGTGACCATTCCACTCAGCTTTGTTGACCTGGATCTTGCGCAAGATCTCGAGTTCGTAATCAAAGTTGTAGAACACGATGATCTTCGGATGAGTAAGC